AATCAGCCAAAAAACCAGTCTATAAATCAGCCAAAAAACCAGTCTATAAATCAGCCAAAAAACTAGTCAAAAAATTAGTCCGTAATGGAGGAAAGAGAAAAACAAATAAGATAATAAAAAAAGGAACTAAAAAAAAGAGTAAAAGGAATGTAAAGAAATGAATTGTGTGTTATGTGATTCAAAGAAGCATTATACATGTAATTGTTATAAGAGAAAGGATTATCAAGAATATTTGCATGTGATGAATACGACGGAGTGTCCGGATTTTCATAAATATTCATTGAAGGCGTTGCGTTTTATGGCATATAGTTTTGTTATGAAGAATACATTTAATGAGGTACATGGATATTATAATGAAAAGAGGAGTAAATATTATGATGCAAATGAGAAGTTGTCATGGAAAGAAGAAGTGAAAAGGAAGAAGTATTATAAAAAGTTTGGTTATGATCCGATTCCAGTATGGTTGAAAAGAACAGAGTTGATTTCAAGGTTGAGAGAAAGGTGGAGGAAATGTTATTATCCGTTATTAATAGATAATAGAGATAAAATAAAGGAACTGGAGAAATGTATTGTATGTACAACAAAGAATGTGAAGATGAAGTATTGGAATGTGAAGTTCCAAAAGTATATGGATGTGTATATAGAGGATGAGTCTAGTGTAAGTAATTATGATATCGTATCTAGAGGAGAGCCACCAGCAGTGTGTAAGATCTGCAAGTTGACGACATGTTTTACATGTATGTCAAAGTGGATAAAAAAGAAGAAGGGGTTTTCATGTCCTCAATGTAGAACATATTTGAATCCATATGTACCAAAGTATGTATTTAATAAGACGGATAAATGTATGGTAACGTATGTATCAAGTATGATGCCAGCAGGTTTTTCTTTTAATAATTATTTTCGTGACGATAAGGCGTTTCTGTTTTATTATGTACGTGGTATTAATACAAATAGCGATTATATTTTATGTAGAAAGAATTCTCTAGATAGATATTTTCCAGATTACGAGAACAGTGTAATATACAATAGATTAATTCAATTAGAAAACGAGAAGGATGATGAATAGGATACTATTTTTTATTACAAAAGTAATAAAAAATAATTGTACATTGCTGGCAACAACTTATAATAGTACACATCCGCGCATGTACTATTGTTTTAACAACACGTTAAAACATAGATATATTTTTCTCTGGAAGTACAATTAACTCCCCCTCCAAAAACTATGTAATGTATGCCACTTACTTGCATAAATGTGATATAATTTCGCCTTATTTTAATTATACACATAACTTTACAATACATAGGTTACATCATTGAATGAATAATATTATAAAATAACAGTCATATGCCAAATGTAATATAAACAATGATGTCCAACCTTAGGAAAGCGCAGACTATTAACAATTAACATGAATTGGGCCTCTTTAATAATAAAATTCAAGTAATATTGTCACATTATAAATAATTGTTATTTATAAAAATAGTCCACAAATACTTTATTATGCATAAACACATGAGCAAGGTAGGTTACTCAAAAGCCCCATTAAAGGAATCAAACCTTTATCTTTTACAAAATATAGCAGCAATAAGTTTCGATCTTATGACCTTCAGGTTATGAGCCTGACGCGCTGCCTCTGCGCCACACTGCTTTCAAATTAATTTTATAAATGCTTTATCATTAAGCTAAATGGGTGTATAGTAAGAATAAAAAGATTATTTTTGTTTTTTGCAATATTTAAAATCACTGGAAAAGAAAGCAGTTTGAAAATCTTCCTTTCCAATAATAACAATCGGTTTATCTAAAGTTTTTTCATTTGGTCTTTTTTTTTCTGTTTGTGAAGTGGTTTTATTTTCCATTATAATAAATATATAAAAAATATAAAAAGACAAATATAATATTTGTCTAGAGCTCCTATCCGGATTCGAACCGGAGTTTCAGGATTCAAAGTCCTGAGTGATAACCACTACACTATAGGAGCAGAGGCATGTAAATATTCTGCACGAAGAGGGGTTCGAACCCTCGCAGCTTACACTACCAGGTCTTAAGTCTGGCTCCTTAGACCACTCGGACATTCGTACATAAAAAAAAAATATTTGTATGGCCCACCCCTCATACAAATTAGGAGACCGAATTCACTATAAAATAGTGTTGTAATTGAAAGTATAATTGTTCTCCATTCCCTACAGTTTACCGACATGTAGGTCAATGTTCTTAGACGGGCTCGAACCGTCGACCTTCGGCTCATAAGACCGATGCTCTAACCAACTGAGCTATAAGAACAATCCCATACAAACGTATGAGTTAACGCTAGTTGTAGGATTCGAACCTACGACCCCATGGTTAACAGCCATGTGCTCTGCCGACTGAGCTAAACCAGCAATATGTACACTATCGCATACACAATATGTTTATGTGCAAAACTTTATATTGTTTTTAACATCTAATTATTTATTCATACTGATAGTAATGTTTTCGTTGTTTTTTGTTGCAGACGCAGTATGTGTTTCTGTGGTGAAATTATATTTTTGACAAAATTCATCAATTGTATATTGTATAGTAGAGGAGGAACTACCCATTATTTTGGACTGTACATCATCCGATTGTTCATCTGGCTCATAACCGTATTTATTATAGAAATTTTCAAAATCGTCATTATCTTCAAAGCGGACTTCGTGTTTTTCATCATCAATTGTACCATTATAATTACGGATTCTATGATCCCAAAGGGACATTCTAGAAGCGTAGTATAACCAATTATGATAATATGCTTTTTGAATTGTTTCAAATTCCGGTAGTTTAAGACCAAACAGTTGGTTATATGATTTATTTGGTTTGTATACGCATTTTTCTTTTAACATTTTTCTTGGTAATACGGAAGTATCATGTTGTTTATATTTATTAATTTCTTCTCGGGAAAGAGTAACTATGAATTGTGGACATTGAATTGGTTGTTGTTTTCCATGAACATCAAAATAGGTTGTACAAAACGTATTTAAATCGTAACTGCGTGTACATAAAGTTGCAACAATGTTTGCAAAATATATGGGTTGATTACTTGTTTCCCATAGCGAACGATAAGATTCAAACCGATTACGTAAGTTAGGATGATTTGTTTCAAATAAAGTACTGTAAATATCAAATATATATTCAAAAACAACTTCTTCTTGTGAATAATTGGAATAGTATAATTCAAATGCCCAAAACAATGATTCTTGTATATTTCTATTTAAAATAGAAATAAACAGTGATTGTTTCACCTCCTTTTCAATATAAAGGTAACGAGTAAATACGAGATTTTCAGATTCCATGTTTTTATAAATAACATAAAAAAGATTTATAGATCAATTTTCAACAAAATAATAGGTTTTTTAATGACGGTAATTTTTGGAGATGTTTTGGCCATTTACCATGTGTTTCCCGATGTACAACTGCAACCGGTGTACGGCGTCCCGCAATAATCTGTTTTCTTTTTTTAAAACGCGATTTCCATGCACGTTGGATTATTTTTAACCAAAATGTTTTAAGAATGACATTATAAACACCATCTTCGTTTATTTTTAATTTCATAATTTCAATATTACGCGATGGAAGTATTAATGCATCTCCATAATAAAACAGATAATCAACACAATCGTTGTGATTATATCTTAAATATGTAGTAATGGATATACTACATGTGAGAACGAACGAATTATCTTGAATCTGATAAAATCCTAAATAATAATTATTATTAACTTTTTCGGTATCTATATGATTAATATCAGTTCCATAAATTTCATCTACAATTTCTAAATCATCTGAATCATAAGAAGACACTTCGCTAAATAGATCAGACATTTCTGAATTATAATCGGTTTCACTATCTGTAGTAGCATAAATAACTATATCATCAATATCACGATTTTCCATATTATTTTATACTAAAAAACAAAATAATATAGTTTCAATTTTTCAAATCTAGTTCTTGGTTCTCCTTTTTGTTCTTCTTTTTGCCTTTTTATTTTTTGTTTTTCTGGAACGTTTTGTTTTTCTAGATTTTCTTCTAGATCCACCCGTTTTTTTTTCTTTTTTTGTAACATCCCCCTGAGTATTAATTGAAAAACTATATTGCTTAGTTGAATTATTTATTGTTGTTTCGGCAGTAAAATAAAACGCTGCTGCTACACTCTCAATAATGTAAGTGGGTTCTCCAATTATTGTATATACCTCATCATTGTGTGTAAATTTGTGTCCATTTTTTATATTACTAATATCGAGTTTGGGATAACTCATTAATATAATATATATCTACAAAAAATATATATTATATTTAATTTCTTCGTGTTCTTCTAGTTCTTGGTTCTCCTTTTTGTTCTTCTTTTTGCCTTTTTATTTTTTGTTTTTCTATTTTTTGTACTCTTTTTTGCCTTTTTATTTTTTGTTTTTCCACCTAACCAAGTAGATTCAAGTATATTCACAATAGATTCTTTATAATTCACTTTGGGGTCATATTCAATCTCGAAAAGATTTATGTCAGTGTAATAAGGTGCCTTGAATAATACGTCATTAATTTTTGTTATTTTATCATATATAATATTCATTGCTTCACCTAATTGTGAAATTTCTTTATTTAATATTATTATGTGTGTTCGTTTTACGTTTTTTTTTCTTGAGTCCAAATTTATTCTATCCTGTGAGATTTTTTCTAAAAGCTCTCTTAGTTCGGATCTTGTTTTTTTTAAACGGTCAATAAATTGTAAATATAAACGATAAAATATTTTTTCATTTTTTTCTGGGTCAAATTCTTGGTTTCTTAATAATTCAAGAAACGCATTGCAATCAATGTTAAGATATGCATCATTTATTTTAGTATCTGGGTATAAAAGGCTGGTATAATCTGTATAAGCATAATAACATGGTTTAATAATAATGTCAAGTTGATTAATGTAGTTGATATAACGTGACACAAAACCATAAGTATAAGTAGTCCCATAAGTATAAGTAGTCGGTGGGGTTTGTTTAGGTGTTGGAGATGTTTTATTGGATTCAACGCCGTGAATTGTATATGGTGGTAAAATAGCGTTGTCTGTCATAATATATAATATACATATAAATAGTTGTAATGAATAAGTAAAATAAACGTCTAAAAAGTATAAAAACATTTTGTTATAATATGTATGTTATTAATACTCGTATTATTGGGTGTAGTGAATGCGTTACAGACGATAACGCATTATGGTGTGTCAAGGTTAATAGAAAAATCTGTATATATAAAGTCACGTAATGAGTGTACATATGGTGTAATAATGTATCCGGGTGCGGGTAAGAGGGGTGAATCGTATATAGGTTTGTGCAATAAAATAAGCGAGAGGATGAATGATAGTGTTTCATTTTTGTTATTGGACTTGAATAGTATGTCGCCGTTTGAGGTGGATAGATTTTCAAATAGGATAGGGAAATATAGTGTGGAGTATATGAAGGAACAGAATAGTGATTTAGAGAATATATATTTTATGGGTCATTCGGCGGGTGCCTATTTTGCAATAAGTCCGGCGGAGAGGTATGGTTCAGGTTTAATACAGTTGGGTTCGGTATTGAATTCAAAAGGTGTTTTGCCATGGAAAAAGAAATCGTTAAAGCGTTATAAGAGGCCAGTGTTAACTTATTTGGGTGGAAAAGATGGATATATAAATTATTTGAATAGTGTACAAGAGTTTGAGAGTGTGGGAATGGATTTAGTAGTGGATAAACCGATAATAGTAGATGATGATATAAATCATTTGATGATGGGTGATAATAAAGAGACGGATATCGCGAAATTTTTGGGGAAGAAAGATAATCCGAGTGAGTTGCCGTTAGAATTAGCACATGACAAAATATCAAGTAGAATAGCGATGTTTTTAAATAAAGACGATAGATTGATAATGGATATGGTAAGGAGTCATAAAAAGATAAGTAATTATTTAGCTTTAAACGATAATATAAATGATATATGTGAAAACATACAGCGTAAAGTAGTGAATAGTAAGGATGGATATGAAGTGAAGGTAGATAATGTGATATATGAAAATAAATATGATTTTATAATATCAAAGCCGGAGATAAGTAAGGGTGTAATAAGAGTGAATAGTTTTTTGAAGAGTATGAAATGTAGAGGATATTTATCAAGTAGTTTGGTTATAAAAATGAAGACGCAGGAATCGGTGATGGAGGATGATGCGTATAGGGGTATGGAGGTGTATGATAGTTGGAGTGCGAAGGATATAAATAGAGAGATTTTTGAGTCTATATTTATTGAATCGTGTCCTGTAAATATAGTGTTTGAAGAGGATAGGATATATAGCAATGAAATAGATTCTTCATTAAAGTGGTTAAAATCGGATATAGAGATTGATTTTGATAAAAAGGAGAATGTATTGAGGGTACGTAGTCCAGTATTGAATACAGGAAATAATAAGGTGGCTGCGTTTAATGGTATGTTATACATGAAATTATTGACGCCGCAGTTAGCGGAAGAGATAAAGACCTTGTACCTTTGATTATAGTGAGATGTGGAAGTAATCATTCAGTTGTTCAATATAAGAGACGAGTTGTTTAGAGAAAATACTGTCACTGGGATAATGGTGACCGCCTTTGACTCTAACTTCTGCGCATTTTTCAGCAAGATGATATAGAGCTTCTTTTTTCTCGGGGAATTTCAGACTGAGTTTATATGCTAAATAATATGCTTGGAATGCATGTCCGGAAGGGTATGCAGGGGTGTTTGCGGTAGTAGATGGTAATATATCTAAATTAGGATCAAGTTGTTTAGGTCTTGGACGGTTAACTATGAGTTTTAAAAAGATGATGATGAATAGAATATGTGGTTGAACAATTAATGATCGTATATTTTCATTTTCATGGTTAATAACTGTAAAGAAGGCGTCTGCAACAGATTCGTCGGTAAGTTCAAATAGATGTATATCAAGTACAGTTCTATTTTTTACTTCTTTTTGAACAGATGTAATTTCGTCGTTGTTATAGATGGGTATAGTAGGTAAAAACATGTTGTATCTAGGTAAAGTGTATAAATAGACAATAATGATTAATAAAATGATAAAAAGTATTTGAAGAACTGTGATTTGCATAATATATATATACTATATATTTTATCGTAATTA